CGGAGGTGTGCCGGATTCGTAGAGCGTGATCGTGGCAAGGGTGTTTTTTGTCCACGTTGCGGTGGTCTTGCCGATGCGCAGCGGCTTGCCGCCGCCAGACTCCACCGGCCGCTTGAACGTCAGCGGCGCCCCGTCACGCTCGCCCGTCTCGACGATGCGAACGACTTTGGCGATCCGCTCCGCAGCACCGCGAGTGAAGTCAACGCGAGCGTCAGACATCACTCCTCCAAGATTTGCAGGAGCAGCCGCGACCCAGGCGCATCAGCCTTGGCAGCGTAGTTCCCCGGTGCGAGCCGGAAGATACCGGCCTCGCCAGCCTTCAACCGCACGGCATCAAAGAGCGTCGTGCCGCTGATTCGCCCCAGCGAAATCGTATGCGTGCCGCTGGTTGCCAGCGACCTAGCGAAACACAGCCCAAGGTTTGATGCCGACGCCGTGGTAATCGTCTGCGTCGCCGTGCCCAGATTGAGCGTCAAAGCGAGCAGCCCCGTCGTGGAGAAGTCGCTCGTGATGCCAGAGGCGTTGATGTTCTGCTGCAACGCACCGGCGTTGACGTTCAGATTCACGCTATAAGAAATGTCGGCCATGGTTCCTCCTAGTTCGGCGGCGTGCCGAAGAAGTTTGACATAGAGATGCGGGTGTAGATGCGGCGAGTGAGGATGGCAGGAAGCGAGGCGCCAGCCTGTTTGCCGCCGCTGCCGTTCAGGGCAATCGGGTTGGCCGACGCGACTTGCTCGCCATCTGGCCCTTGAACGTCGGCGCGTTTCTTGACGCTGCCCTCGATGTAATTGAAGCCCACGTCAGGCAGGAGAAGATTCCATCCTGTTTGTCGGCCGAGCAGTTCGCTCGTGATCTTCCAAAATCGCACCTCTTGGCCGTTGACCTGCTCCACCGCTTGCTCGCCCGAAATGCCCTGCACCTTGATGCAGTCCGTGGCGAAGCCGAGATACGAGCCGTCGTTGACGCAATTCGTCACAGCCGCTGCGAGCGCCGACGGGAACTGCTGGCGATTGCTCGTGATCGTGATTTTCTGCTGGGCCTCATCAACGGTCAGCCCCTCGAAAAAGTCGCCAGCCGAGTTCGTGAGCGGCTTCTGCGTCGAGCCGTCGTAGTAGGTCAACGCAGGCACGGCGACGCCTTGCGTCTGGAACTTCCACACGTCGGGACGCAGCCACGGCAGGAGGTCGATGTCCTCCTCGTCAGCCTCGGGGATCTTGTACTTGGCTACTACCTCGTGCCAGTAGCGGTTGTCCTCATAGGCTTCGTTGACCGTGACTTCGTAGCACTCGGCCCATGCGATTTCAGGATGCGGCGAACCGTGCGTGCAGCCGATTGTCTGCACGACAGTCCCAGCGTTCGTATCGGGATCGTCGAGCGTGGCGACGAATCGACGCTCAAACTCTGGCGACGCACCGATCAGGTGCGTGACGGTTCGTGGTAGTTCACGCCATTGCCGTACGCTCATCATCCAGTCCCCGCGAGGATGTCAACCTTCTCGGCCTGGAGCTTCTCGATTTCTTTCCGCATCTTCTCCAGTTCCTTCGTCTGCTTCTTGGCCTCCGCGATGGCGGGGTCTTCCTGCAGCGTGTCGAAGAACGCCGAGATGCCACCCGAGCGGAGGTCGTTGATTTCGACGGAGCCGGTGCGGACGTTGGCAAGTTCTTCGACGCGGGCGAGTTCGATTTCGAATTGCTTGTCCGCGAACTTGGCTTGCGCGTCAGCGACTTGCTGGCTCACCCGTTCAATCTCTTTGCGCTGGGCTTCAGCACGACGCTCGGATTCTTGGGCAATGCGGTCGGCTTCCTTCGCCGCATCCTCGCGGGCTTTCTTCGCACCGCTGGCGATGTCGTTCTCGCGGGCCTCGACTTGATCGAGCGTCGCCAGCCGCGACGTGAGGGCGTTGATAGCCTCGGTGTCGCCTGCGGCGCGGGCCGCTTGCAACTGCTCCTCGACGCGAACGATCTCCTGCTGAATCTTCAGTAGGTTGTCGGCCGCTCTCGCACGGCTGGAGTCACCACCGAATTGTTCATCGACTCGCATTTGCTCCAAGTTTGCGTCGATGATTTTCTGAATGGCCGCCGCCTCTGCATCGGCTCGCCGCTTTGCTTCTTCCGCCAGCCGCTTGTTCTCTTCTGCCACCTTGCGGGCAACGTCGATTTGCTTTTCGTACTCGGCAGTCGCGAGAGCAACGCCACGCGTGTACTGCTCTGCATTGAGGTCGCCTTCGTCGGCCTGTTCCTTCAAGTCCTGCAGCGCGGTCTGGAACTCCAGGGCCGCATTGAATCCTGCCTGTCCGAACTCGCCGCTCTTGGCAATGATGGCGTCAAGCCCCTTCTGGCTGTCCGCATACGCCTTGTCGAGTGCCTTGACCTCTTCGGCCGAGCGAGCGACGGCCGCCGCCGTCTTCTCGGTTGCCGCTGCCGTCTGCTCAGCGGTCGTGAAGAACGACCGGAAGAATCCGACAGTTCCGTTCACGGCATCGCCAAACGCCCCGAACACCGATCCGATGGTGCTCAGGACCGGGCCAAGCACAGTGCCGATGGTTTGCGCCACTGCGGTGATGATGTTGATGAGCCCGCTGAACGCCTTCGCTACGCCTTCAACGAGTCCGACAAACGGCAAGAGAACGGACTGCCCAAGCCCCTTGATGGCAACGCCAACTTGGTCGAACGCCGAGCCGAGGCTGTCAATGTTGCCGCGATCAGTTTCGCTGAGCGTTGCGCCAAACCGCTGTATATCGTCAGCGGCGCCGCCGATGTTGTTGAAGAACGGAATGAGGTCGGCACCGGCCTTGCCGAACAATGCCGTTGCTGTAGCCGTGCGGCGGGCGGGGTCTTCGATGCCGGCCAAAGCCTGACCAATCAGTTTGTATTGCTCTTCCGGCGAAGCTGCCGCAAGTTCTTCCGTTGTGACGCCAAGCTCTGACAAGGCTTTCTGTGCAGCCTTGCTCTCTTCGTCCACGCCCAGGACGTTCTTTTGCAGCCGGCCAAATGCGGCACTCACGGCGTCGATGCTTGATCCGCTGCGGTTCGCCGCTTCCTCGAGCGTCTGGATGAACTCAAACGAGACGCCCAGTTTGTCGGCGGTGTTGCCGAGCTTCTCGACGCGGTCCTCCAGGTCGGTCAGTCCTTTAAGCACAGCCGCAGCACCGGCAGCAAACGCCGTGATCCCAGCAAGCGCTAGCGTGAATGGGTTGATGAGGGCCGTGACCGATGAGGCGATGCCGGAAAGAGCCGACTGCAACCCGCCAGCGAACACCCGCGACAGCCCCTCGCTAGCAGACGAGATGCCCGAGATGCGCCCCGCGATGTTGCCAAGTGGGCCGGGCAGCACAGAGAAGATGCCAGACAGTTCATTGAACTGAAGTGTTGATTGCTTGCCAGCATCCGCGACTTTCGCCGAAGCAGCAGCGGCATCTTCCAGCGGCTTTCGCGCAGCCGCGACGGCGCGATTGTAGTTCTCTCCAATCAGGACGCCCGCTTGCTGAAGAGCATTCAGTTCTTGAAGTTTTTGCTGATACCGCTCTTGGGCGGTCAGGTTTGATTGAATAATCTGCGCGGCCCGAGCCTCTAGCGATTGCCTCTGCCGCAACGCCTCGGCTTGAACTTTCGCAGCCTCAGCCTCTTGTCGAGCATTCTCTACAGCAGCCCTGGCGGCTTCGGCATTTGCTCCAGAGTATTCCGCCACCGCTCGGTTGTAGGTCTCTTGGTCAATCGCCCCTTGCTGTCGGAGCCTGTTGACTCGCTCAAGCGCGATCGCGTTTTTCTCTTCTGAATTGCGGAACTGCTCGGTAACACGAACACCTTCCTCGAAAGCCGCAGCAAGCTGCCGTGCTTCCTCGGACAACTTCTCAAAGGCAGCCGCAAACTGCGTAGCACCGCCAGTGTCCCGCAGGTTGTTGATGAGATCCTGCGAGCGACGGGCAAAGTCTTCCTGCGCCTTGGCGGCACCCTCGCTGCCGCCCGTGAACTGCTCAAACTGCTTGGTCAGCTTCTCGGCCTGGTCGCCCAGCCCGACGAGCGCACGCTGCACCGGATCGAGCTTCAGCCCGCTGGCATCCGCCGTGACCCGCAACGCCAGTGAGAGGACATTAGCCATCGTCGGTGTCGCCTAGACCAAACTGCCGTCGCAACTCCAGCAACGCCGACAAGTCCTGCGACTCGTGCTGCGGAGGCTTCTCCACCGGCACGAAGTCTTCGGGCTTTGGTCGCTTCTGGTTCTTCCCAATGTGCGGAGCCAGGAGGGCCGTGACGATCAACGCCGTCTCCCGCCACGAATCCGGCAATGCGGAGTAGTAGCGGTTGTAGGCGATCCATTCGCTGAACTCGGCGGAATCCATCCGCGTGCCCAACTCACGAACCGTCATCCGCAAGTCCCGCGCGACGGCAAACATGTACCGCCGCGTCGGGCTTGCGTTCAGCCTTTTCCCAACTCCTGCACATCCTCCTCAGTCATCCGATTGTGTTTCATCGCTTCGTCGAACAGCCGCCCCATGACCGCGCCGCTCTTCTGGGCAAGAGCGTCGATCTGGTCGCGGGTGAACAGCAACTTGCCAGCCTCGTCACACAGCACGCCCGCGAGGTACTGCGTGCGGAAATTTTCGATGCCCGTTTCCTTCTTACCGATCCACTTCCGCTCGTAGGCGTCTCGCTCGCCCACGCTCATCACACGGATGAACACGTCGCCGCCCCACTCGGGGACGTGAACCTTTTTCAGCCCCATATCGTCGGCGGAAAGAATCTGCTCTGCCGTCAGTGCCATGTCTCGCGTACTCCTAGGGATTGCTCGGTGCGTCGAGCGTGTCTTGAATCCTAAAAGTGAACGCAAGTCGAACGGCACTATTTGCGGCGGCGTCGATCCGCACGCCGCTGTAGATGCAATCGCTGTCAAACAGCGTGGTAACGCTGGCGTTGCTCGCCGTGCTGGTGCGGGCGAGGATCGTCAGCCGCTTCCGCTTTCCGTACTCGGCGGTCGTGAGATTCGTCGCCGCGAACCCGAGCAGCCGCACGGTGCCCATGTTGGGCGTCCATGTGGTCGTGCGGCCTCGTGGCAGTTCCCCGCCGTAGATGTCGGCTTCAAGAGCCTGGACCTCGGAGAGCGTCTGGCCTCCCCAGGTCAGCGTAAAGCCTTGGCATGGAATCGCCACGACGGCCTCCCGTCGTGATTAGCGGGCGACCGTAAGGACGCCCTGCCCACGGATGGCGTCGTTCGTCGCCAGCGTCAGCGTCGAACTCTGCACGGTGTAATAGCTCGCCGCGGTGCCGCCGACCAGCGTCGAACCGGCAACCTGAATGTGGTAGGTGCCGGTCACGCCGTCAAGGATCACGGTTCGCCCGATGTAGTCGAACGTCACCTGCCGACCCGAGCCGCCATCCTCGGCAGGCAGCACGAGCGGAGGATTGAGCCGAGCCGCCAGTTCGCCCGTGGTCTGGCCGAGGTGGGCCACGTCGATCTGCGTGTTGGCCGCCGCACCGGGGTCCGTGTTCGCAAGGACGATGTTGCTGACGAAGTAGGTCGAGGTGGCGCCGCCCATCGACAGCGTGAGCCGCGTGCCGGCACCGGAAACAGACGTATCGTGCGGAGTCGAGAATGACACTGGTCAAGTCTCCTGCCAGAGAATGGTGTAGGTCTGCGTCACGCTATAGACGGGCGGCAGGTCGCCGCCGGCCAGTTGCACGAACCCGTCGCTCTCGTTGAGCAGCGACACGTTGCGAACTGAAATCCAGTTTCCCAACGCCCCCCCAAAACCATTCAGTGTTTCCCGGCAGCGGTCGGCCAGTTCCCTTACTCCCTCGTAGGTCGTGTCGTACATATCCACCGCCAGCGTCACGTTGGCGACGCCAGACGGGCCGGAAAGCGTCGCCTCCCGCTGCACACCCTGCCGCCGCCAGGTCAGGAACGGAATCGCCGCAGACGCCGGGGCAATCACCGGATAGACCCGGTCACCGATCAGTTCGGCCACCAGGGGCGAGGACGCCAGGGCTGCGGCAATCAGCCGCTCGGGGGATTTGACGCTCATTCGCCAATTACTCCTGACGCCGACCGGGCCAGGGTGCTGACGGCCTGCTCCAGCGACAGCCGCAGTTCCCGCTGGAGGATTTCCGCCACGGTCGGCTGGGTCTGATCCCAGGCGGTCTTGAGCGGCGGGGCGCCGCTGCCGCCGGGCTGCATGGCGGGAATCGTGATCGGCGTCTTTGATTTCTTGAAAAACGCTCGCGGCGAACCGGGCTCGGTCTGCACGCGGCCATCATCCGTGCGAATCATCTTGAACGGGCCGAGCCGGTTGTAGCTCGACGCGATGTATCCGCCTTGCCCCTTCTGGACGATGTGCGGGCGAACCTCGACCGCCGGGCGACCCTTGATGCGACGCAGATGCCCCTTTCGCCCGTAGGGCTTGTTGGAGAGCGTCATCACCTGACGGGGCTTCGTCCCCTCCTCCAGCCACCACTGGTGAAACGCCCGGTCAGGCCCGGCCCGCACGGCCCCGCCAGCCGCGCTTTCCGAACGCTCCTGCCCGGCCCGGCGGAAGCCGACAAGCCCAACGGCGGTGCCGCTCTTCGTGTAGGTCTTCACCTTCTTCGCCACCGCCCGCCGCAGGTTCCCCGTTGGGCCGATGGGCGTGAGTTGCTGCAGCCGCTGGTACGCGGGCTCGATTGCCTTCTCCAGAGCCGCCTTCAAGATGCGGGCCTTGTCGGCAGGAGAGAACAGCCGACCGATAGCCTGCTGCAATTCCCGCAGTTCGGCCATCTCGGCGGTGATTTCGATGCCAGCGGTTGCCATCAGTCCACCCGCTCCGTGCAAAGAATCTCATGCTCGCTGCGGTTGCCATGCTCGAGCAGCGTCGTGATCTCCAGCAGCCGCCCACGCCACGAAATCCGCATGGATTGCGTCAGCCCGGTGACGTACCGCAGCCGCACGCGGTGCGTGAGTTCCGTCTGCTGCTGCCCCGACAACAGCAGTTCGCGGGACGAAAGCCCTTCGACGCTCGCCCACCGTTCGGTGAACGTCGCCCACTCCAGGGTCGTTTCGCCCAGCGTGTTGCGCCGCTCGGTCGCGGATTGAATCGTCACCCGCTCGCGGAGCCGCCCGGGATCAAGAGCCATACATCACCAGCGTGTACGCCGCCGTGCCAGCCGTGCCCATCACGTTGATCGAAAACGACGCCGTCTCCACCGCCTCCGACACGGCTACCTGCCCAGCCCGCGAGTAGATCGTCCAATCGTTTTCGCCGCAGCCGCCCGAGCCGTCGCACGCGACCATTGCCGCGCCGGTCGCGGAAAACGCCACGCGAGAGACGCTCGCAAACGAGACGAGGCTGCCAGCCGCATTGCGATAGGTAGTCGGGGCGACCGGCACGCTCACGACCGCCGTGCCGCAGGTGCCAGACACGACGGCCACTTTTCCGGCGTCATATTCGGTGGCGTGCTGGAGCGTGATCGTTTTCAGCGACTTCGCCCCGCCGGCCACCGTCGAATCGGTGAACAGCACGTCGATGCCGAATCGCCCTTTAACGTCGCTCATCGGTAAGACCCCCACTTCGCCGAATCGAGCAACGCTTTCACGCCGAACGGAATCTCCGACAGACTCACGGCGTCAGCCGCCATCCGCCGCTCGTACCACATGCCCACCAGCCAGAGGATCGCGTTCTTGAACCGCTGTTCCACGCCCGAGCCATCCGCGCTCTTGCCGCCCCACCACGTCACGGTCACGGCGTTGTAGTCGAGGAGATGGCTGGGCCAGGAGCCGTTGTAGGGCGTCCGCAGCACGCCAGGCATCGAAGCGCGATCCACGCGGTAGGCCGTGGTCGAAAGCACCGCCGTCGATTGGTTCTCCAGCGTGTAGGTGACGCTCACCGCCGTGGCCGTGCCAGCCGAAGCCATCGGCGGACGCGGCAACTCGATCTCGCCCGGGAACGCATCGAGTGTCATGCGGTACTGCGTATGCACGAGCGTCTCGTCACAGTACGCCTCGCACCACTCACGAGCCGCCGTGATGTATGCCTGGATCAAGGCATCGTCGGTGTTCGTGTCAACTCGGCAGTGAGCCTTGGCCTCGGCGAGCGTGACGGGCTCAACCGCTGGCGGCGTCAGTGTGGTCAGGCTTCTGTATCGCACGCGGCGGCCGTCCTCGTCTTCGTGGTGTGGCGTCGGCCCGCTCAACGTCGTGATCGACCGATGCCGTCTCGATCAGGTCCATCTGCTGCTCGCGGACGGCGATGCCA